CTCTCTTTTATAGTTGGATGTGGTCCATTGGTAACAGTGGACCTTCACCGGATGCCTAGAACGAGCAAACCCAGTTACCTCATCCAACACTTCTAGGTGTAATTGGCTGTATATACGGGGTAGGGGGTCAAAACTGCCTGACCTTTTACAATCTATAAATGCAATAAGGTGTCTTTGAAATATGTTAGAGTTTGATTATTCGATAGACTACAAGAACACGCTGTTCGTTCCCAATGATTCCCGCTATCGTATTGGTAGAGGAGAGCAGGGTGTGTTACTGATTCGTCCCTATACAAATGATATCTGTCAGTATTGGCGTTTCAAGACAATAGATGAAGCGCGTGTGTCTTCTCAGCGTATCTATGACATGTACACAGAGTATCGTTCAGAGAAAGACTTTGTTGGTATGGACATGTGTCGCAAGTTTCTTGAGATGGGTTTCACAAGGGCTCGCAGATACGCAAACCATGCAGATGGTAAGAAGTATGATGCAGAAGGAAATGTGAAACCACAAGAACCAGATGCTCTAACGAGTGATAAGGCAATCTCTGCGCGTATCTTTAAGCAGATGCGAGATGAAGTCGCGTATGATCCTGTGTATCAGTCTATGCGTAAAGAGTGGCGTGAGTTTGAGAACACCCACCCCCCAAAAACTGAGCAAAGTGTCTTGACTTAACTGGATATATAAGTTATACTGATTGTTATACTATGGAGAAGTTTATATGAATGATTTTCTGAAACGTGTTTCTAAGATGAATGAGTACGCATCTATTGTAGACGACGGTGTAGAGACAGGGGATGTTGCATCCTTTATTGATACTGGCTCTCATATCTTCAACGGATTACTATCTGGCAGTATTTACGGTGGTCTACCGAGCAATAAAATTACCGCATTAGCTGGTGAGAGTGCAACTGGTAAGACGTTCTTCCTTATGGGTATCGTAAAAAGTTTTCTTGACAATGATCCGAATGCAGGGGTCATTTATTTCGAGAGTGAAAGTGCGATTACTCGTCAAATGGTGATTGATCGTGGAATTGATCCGAAACGTATGGTGATTATGCCGGTCACCACTGTACAGGAGTTTCGCACACAGGCAATTCGAGTTCTTGACGATTATCTGTCTGTGGATGAAGCGGATAGACCACCGATGTTTCTCTGTCTAGACTCTTTGGGTATGCTGAGTACCACGAAAGAAGTAGAGGATACAGCGGAAGGTAAAGAGACTCGTGATATGACACGAGCGCAAGTACTCAAAGCGGCGTTTCGAGTTCTGACACTAAAGCTTGGGCGGGCGAAAATCCCGATGGTGGTTACGAACCATACCTATGATGTGGTTGGGAGTATGTTTCCAACGAAAGAGATGGGTGGGGGAACTGGTCTGAAGTATGCAGCTTCTAGTATTGTCTACTTGAGTAAGAAGAAAGAGAAAGACGGCACGGAAGTTATCGGTAATATCATTCATTGTAAGAATCACAAGAGTCGTTTGACGAAAGAGAACAAGATGGTTGATGTTCGTCTGACTTACGACAGAGGATTGGACAAGTATTACGGCTTGCTTGATCTCGCATTGAAGTATGGTATCTTCAAGAGCGTTTCCACTCGTATTGAATTACCAGACGGCAGTAAAACTTTTGGTAAGACGATTAATAACAATCCTGAGAAGTATTTCACTGAAGATGTTATGGCACAGTTGGATGAAGCAGCGCGAAAAGAGTTCTCGTATGGGATGAGCGACGATGAAGAATGAGGAATGGTGGGTTCCTGGCTACGGAACAGAAAAGGTTGGTCCGTTTCTGGAGAGTTTGGTAGGTCTTGCAAGACCACAGCGTATTCTTGAACTTGGTATGGGTTACACCACACCGTTTCTTTTGAATGGGCTCAAGGAAAACACCGAAGGGTTACTGTGGGATAGTAACTGCGACAAGGACTATCTGGATAAACCGTACAGCCCTAAGTTTGTTGTGGTCGATAACTTGAGTATGGAAGATGATCAAGCGGAAAAACGCATGAGCATTCTAGAAAGTGAGCCTCTGGTAGAATTCATACAGGGTGATATGAAAGATGGTGAGGTAATTAGTCAAGTGGATATTCATGGGCCCTATGATCTTGTGTGGGTTGACTGTGGTGGTTGGGAAGAATACAAATTCTTTGCAGAAAACTATTGGGATATGATAACGGAGTACGTTCTGTTTCATTTCACTTACTTTAAGGGCGAGCCAAACAAGAATCTAGAAGTTGTTAGTCAGTTACCCGCAGCATTTCGCATGGATATTATTGAACCTCACAAATTTAGGCAGGGTAGTATCACGATGCTACGGAAAGTGTGACGATGAGTAATTTTATAAGGCAATATGCAAATGCGATGCCTGATGATCTGTGTGAAACACTGATTGCATGGTTTGATTCTGTGGAAGATGTTAAGACTGTCAAGGCGGATCGTATCACCCGAAAGGATAAACAGAAATGGCTGACCTTTGAGAAGCATAGTGATCTTTATACGCGAGTTCAGAAGTGCAAGTATGACATGATGCACAGATACAAAGAAGAGTTTCCGTTCTGCTATCGTGGAACTAAGAATTTGTTATCGCCTGATATTAAAATTCAATGCACGCCACCCTTTGGTGGCGGGTTTCACAACTGGCATGCTGAAGTAAGCCATCATGAAAATATGGATCGTTGCTTGGTGTGGTCGTTCTACTTGAATGATGTGGAGATGGACGAAGGAGAGACAGAGTTCCTTTATGAAAAGTTAAGAGTTCGACCAAGAAAAGGTTTGGGAGTAATGTTCCCGGCCGGATGGACGTTTCAGCATCGTGGAAACCCTGTACACACTGCTGATAAGTATATGACTACAGGGTGGTGGCACTATCCAGACGAGAAAGGATACTACAGATGATTGGTGAAATGGTTAGCTATCTGAATGAGTACGATGAGAAAGTTACTGGCGAGGTGACTGATATCAGTTCAGATAGATTTGATGATGTGAAATGGTTGATGCTGGGAGATGGCGAGATGGCCAGACCTCATTATTGGTCTAAGAAGAAAAAGACCTACGAACCTGTAAAAGACAAGGACATGAGTTCTATTTACCTTGAAGTGAAAGGTAAGAAGTCTTTTGATTTTATTTACTTAGAGGAAGTGATACGATGAGAGTCAAAACTTTAGATGATGAGGGACAGAGAGCTGTTGCTGAAATGATTGAGAACGGCTATGTTCTCACGGATAAACCGCAAAAGAAGCCTTCTCAAGATGAGATTGTTCCTTTTAATACACCCGCGAAAGAAATTAAGTTGTACAAACAACCTCTGCAAAAACTAGTGGACGAAAGAGAGCGATTGCGTTTGAAGTTTACGCCCCGTAATGGTGGAATGGGCGGTATTCCATTGAGTGTTCGTAATCGTATTGAGAGACTTGAGAAGGTTATTGAGAATAAAGTTAATCTTATTAATGAAGCGATAAAGAAAAATGAGTCTGGCAGCACTAGCGAAGAGTCTTAAACCTTCAATGCAGTTTGATAGGCATCCCCTATCAAAACAATTTTCTGAAAAGTTTCCAATTATCACTCTTGATCTATCATTGGTGGCGGACAAAACTATTCATGAGGATCAAGAGTTTTCTCTGAACGAAAATCTTGAACGTCAGATACGAGAGTTGGGAGATGCACAACAGAAGAGGACTAATGTAAAGGCCTCTATGACAGATTGGTTTATGCAAGATACCAGTAAGGGGTTTCAGTGGGTGTGTAATCGTGCAATAGAGTTGGCTACGGAAAACAACCCTCAAAATGTAGACATGATACCGTATGATTGTTGGGGAGCAATCTACCGTGAAGGTGATTATACGGTGATGCACAACCACTGGCCTCACCTCTGGAGTTTTGTTTACTATGTCAACTGTCCAGAGGGATCAGCACCTCTGCTATTTGACAGGTGTATTAATCCAGGCAAAGGTATTGAACGTGTGGTTCCAAAAAAAGGACTTATGGTTTTATTTCCTGGCTGGGTGCATCATTCTGTGCCAAAACATATAGGTGAAGATCGAATTGTGGTTGCTGGTAACCTCTCTATGAACCCATTCTCGCATTTAAAGACGTTAGAGGACCGTGGATTAGGTCAATGGCGGTCTGTTTATGGGAGTAGGGGTAACACTCAAAGACTATAATCACTAAATATCATCTACCATGACAGTAAAGTACAAAATTATCCGAAAGGATATAGTATGTCACACTATGCATGAGTATGAAGCGCATGAGATGCTAATGCAACTGCGCGATTCTAACCCTGACATTGAGTATGAAGTTGTTAAGTATGACTTCATACCGCCTGAAGCTAAACGAATGGGGCGCGATCCAGACTTACATTGACCGTTATAAATAATTCGAGAGGATTATTTTATGGTAGAGACAGTCAATTATATGGGCCTGGATGGGTTCGCTTGGTTTGTTGGTGTAGTGGAAGATAGAAATGACCCCGAGCAACTTGGTCGTGTTCGGGTTCGTTGTCTTGGGTGGCATACTGAAGATTTAACAACAATGCCCACAGGGGATTTGCCGTGGGCACATGTAATGCATCCCGTCACTGACCCATCCATGCATGGTATGGGAACAACTCCCTCTTTTCTTCTGGAAGGTGGATGGGTGGTAGGATTTTTCCGCGATACCGAGTATCAGCAACCAGTCATTATTGGAACTCTGCCCGGCGTTCCCATTGATCCTGCTGACTTTACAAAAGGCTTTAATGATCCAAGACATAAAAAATCTACTCAAGTAAACTTTGCTGGCAAAAAACAATACGCAAAAGAAGACAAAGATGGAGAGGTATATAATCCTGGCGAGGGTGGTGGAACAATTGAGGATTATAACCCCGCATACTCTCAACAATCATACGGTCCATATCCACTAGGTGGATTTGTTAACGGTGAGGATGATTCAGAGGGTTTATTTGGTAGATCATCTGGTCACACTGTAAAAGAATCAGATACAAATAGGTTAGCAAGAAATGCAGGGCATGGTGTTCTAAATGCCAAGGACAGTGCAGCACTTTTGGGTGTTATGATTGCTCATGGTGACCAAACTCTACGAGATGAGTTTGAAGAATTACCCAAGGGATATGCTGATGATGAGCCAAGAGATGTTGGTCTTGACATATACGGAAACAGAGAAAAGAAAGACGATGTATTTCTTGACAATGCTGGAAAATATCCCACGCAATCAGGAAAGTCAACTGGTCCAAATGCCACTCCTCGACCAAGTTTTATTGAAGAGAATAATGATATAAATGATAAAGAGGTTCATCCTATTCCCGCGGCCGGAGCACCGCAATCTGTTGATGCTAGTTACAGCGCTGACAAGATTAATCCATTAAAATATGAAAAAGACCCAGAGTTAACTGCTGAAAAGTGGAATGAACCCAAGACCAGTGATCAAAATAAGAGTGGCTCAATAAGGTACGCTGCAAAATATCCATACAATCATGTCTTTGAGTCAGAGAGCGGACATATTAAAGAGTATGATGACACGCCAGGATCAGAACGTATTCATGAGTATCACACAGCAGGGACATTCTATGAAATTGATGCTGATGGAACAAAACATACTAGAGTCGTTGGCAACAACTATGAGATTATCGCTGGAACTAACTTTGTTAATATCAAAGGAGATGTGAACCTTACCATCGAGTCTAACTGCAAAACCTATATCAAGGGTGATTGGAATATACAGGTTGATGGAAACAAGTATGAAACAATTGGTGGAAGTTCTCATGAGACAATCGGTGGCAATCACATATCACTGATTAAAGGAGAAAGAGAACAGACAGTAGAAACAAATGTAATCGAAACTTACGGGACTGATATTGACAAGCACTTCCATACTCGACTTGTCACAGGTAGCACCAACGATACGGTATTGCGAAACGTAACAGAAACTTATGGAACTAAAATAGATGAACATTCTCATTCTAATACAGTGGTTGGTAAGTTTACTCATACAGTGCAGCGTAATGTTACGGAGACATATGGCACAGATAAGGCTAAAGACTTTAGGAAAACAGAAGTTGTTGGAACTGAATCTCTTACGGTTCAAGCAGCCACTTCTTATGATCTCAAGACCACATGGTCTGGCACAACAGGATCAACATGGACGCATACATCTGGTGGTGACATTACAATTACTGGTGGTCCGAATATTAACTTGAACCCATAGGTGAGACATGGCAGAATTTGTATTTAAATTAGAGAACAATGAACTTATTACATTTGACAGTTGGGAAGATATACCAGAGGATTTTGAATTTGTACATCTGATTAAGTTTTTACCTGATCCGCCACCAGAGCCTCATAGTGATCATGACCACGCAGAGGCGGATATGTGGAATGACAGGTTACAGGAGTTAATGAAAAAGGAGAGAGCTTATGCCAGCAATTTGTAGAGGGAACAGCGTCGATCAAGATGTGGTGCATTGTTCTGTACCCAATCGGCTAGAGTTAAGTCCAAATGTGATTGTGAACGGCACGGGAATTAGTAGACAAGGTGACAACAATGACTCACACTTGTTACCACCTGCTCCGTGTCCTTCTCATCAGGCACCTATAACAACTGGTTCTACCACTGTGTTTATAAATGGTAAAGGGTGCGGCAGGATAGGTGATGCAGTAACAGGTTGTACGAGCGTTGCAACTGGAAGCGAAAACACCTTTGCGGGCCCATGATTATTCGTAGGAAGAGTCTTGTTACGGTTGACATATTGTACTGGATGCCGGACTATGATAATATACTGCAAGAGTTTGTATGGCAAACTAAAGATGTGGTTCCAGAGATACCAAGGGTACATAAGTTTTTAGATTATTGGCATAAAAATATTGATGCAGTTATCTCTGAAATTAAAGTCGCAGATACCGTGGACAATAGTTATCTTCCTGTGAAAGAAATATACACTTTGCGGTAATCGTTATAAATAAATAAAACCCCTTTGGAGTAATAATGGCTGTCGTAGAAAAAACATCAAGCTTTAAAGATTTAACCGCACTGTCTGATGCTGAGAGGAGAAATAATTCATCACTCAACGGAAGACAGTATAGAGATTTAGATTTGTTTTTTACGAAGCGTTCTACGGACAGGGATGTAAACACATTATCAAATGTCCAAGCCGTTAAACGCTCGGTCAGAAATCTTGTATTAACTAATTTTTATGAAAAACCTTTTCATCCAGAAATAGGTTCGGGTGTGAGAGAGTTGTTGTTTGAAAATGCAACACCTCTTACATCACTCGCAATAAATCAGGCGATAACTGACGTTATCAAAAACTATGAACCTAGAGCACAACTTAATTTTGTTGATGTAAATGCTCAACTTGACAATAACGCATATGATATAACCGTGAACTTCTCCGTTATTAATGGGCCTCCAGAGTCGGTTGATTTAGCACTAACTATGGAGATAGTACGGTAATGGCAAACAATCAAAAATTAGAAATTACAGGTCTTGATTTTGATGTAGTAAAAGATAATCTCAAGACCTACATGAAAAATCAAACTCAATTTCTCGACTATGATTTTGAAGGGTCAGGAATGAATGCGTTGTTGGATGTTCTTGCATACAACACCCACTATCTTGGGTTTCATGCCAACATGTTGGCCAACGAAATGTTCATCGACTCCGCGCAACTTAGGTCTAGTGTTGTTGGACACGCAAAGACATTAGGTTATGAACCCAGATCAGTTAGAGCACCAAGAGCAGAAGTGAACATCACACTTAACGACACTGCACTTGGAACCGCAACCATGAACGCGGGAACAGCATTTACATCAACAATCAATAACGTGGAATACAGGTTTGTCACAACTGCTGCACACACGGCAACGCAAACAGGGACAGGATTGTTCTTTACATCCATTCCAATTTTTGAAGGTACATATGTGACCACAAGATACACGGTTGATTCCTCAAATCTAAATCAAAGATTTTTGCTCACAGATAACAAATCAGATACCACTACACTTACAGTTAAAGTACAAAACTCCTCGTCGGATTCAACCACAGTCACTTACACTAAGGCAACAGACATTACACAGTTGACAGGGACAAGCGCTGTTTATTATTTACAAGAGGTTGAGGATGGATTGTTTGAGGTTTACTTTGGAGATGGGGTGGTAAGTAAGGCGGTATTGGATGGCAACATTGTGATTTTGCAATACGTTGTGTCAAATGTCGCGGAAGCAAATGGTGCATTTCTGTTTTCTAATACTGGTGCTATTAATACGGTTACAGACGTAACAGTAACAACTGTGGCCGCTGCAAGTGGTGGTGCAGAAGCAGAGAGTATTCAATCTATCAAACTGTCAGCGCCTCTTGATTATGCGTCACAAGGAAGATGTGTCACCGCAAATGATTATAAAGTTTACGTTCAAAAATTTTACCCGCAAGCAACTGCGATCCAAGTGTTCGGTGGAGAGAACGGGTCTTTTGATTCAAGTCTAGGTGTTGTTGACACACCAGAATATGGAAAAGTTTTTATATCCGTAAGAAACAATCTTGGGACTAATCTTACAACTGAAGAGAAAACAAGTTTGGTTTCTTCATTAGCACCGTACACCGTAGCATCTATAACACCTGTCGTTGTTGATCCAGATTTTATATACTTATTTTTAACAGCCAGTTTCAAATTTAACTCTTTGATAACGACAAAGACAAAAGATACTTTAGTTACAGAGGTCACAGATGCGCTCACTAATTTTAATTCAACAGAATTAGTGAAGTTCGATGCTGTGTTTAGACACTCTCAACTATTAAGAAAATTAGGTGACGTTGATGAGTCTATCACCAGTGTTACAGTCTTACCAAGATTAGTAAAGTATTTTACACCCACATTAAACTCTGCGAAATCATATAATCTGTATTTCAATAATGCATTATATAATCCACACAGTGGCCATAACTCTGATGCTGGTGGAATTTTATCTTCTACAGGATTTAAAATTAGTGGGGAAACTAATGAGCAATTTTTTGATGATGATGGTCAAGGAAATCTGAGGACCTATTATCTTACAGGTGGGACCAGAAATTATACAAATTCTACAGCGGGAACTGTTAATTATAAGACAGGAGCTGTCACCATCAGCTCTGTTAACCTCACATCTATATCAGATGTTGGTGGTTCAGCAGTAACTAAAATTAGAATAAATGTTCTCCCAAATGCAAATGATATCGTCGCATTAAGAAATCAAATTTTAGAGATTGACGTTTCAAACTCTACTGTTACAGGTGCTCTTGATACTGTAAACGTTGGGGATGCTGGTGGTGCAGCAGTTTACAGTGCTGCGAGTTCAACAATTGACACTGCCGGAACTTCTACAGCAGTTGCCACAGAAACTACTACAACTACTACAACAACCACCACAAGTTCTACTACGAGTTCTAGTAGCAGCACATCAACCAGTACCTCTAGTGGTTCATCTAGTTCGAGTTATTAAAAATGGCACCCTTTGATTCTGCGCTATCAACAAAAATATCTCCGCTGATAGATGGTCAAGTTCCAGATTTTATTCAGGCCGATCATCCTGTTTTCGTTGAGTTCTTAAAACAGTATTATCAATTTCTAGAGTCTGCTGAAATTACAATAAGTGGAACAGTAGATGAGATTTTGTTAGAAACTGCGACTACCAATTATCTTGTTTTAGACGGGACTAACTTTTCGGGTCTTGATGCAGCGGATAGAGTTGTTCTAGAAACTGGTTCTGGAACCACAGGTAAGTTTGAAGTTGGTGAGACAATAACTGGTTCGACCAGTGGTGCGACTGCAACTATTCTTGTTGATGCTGAAGGGGCCCGAGCAGGGAAACAAGCAAGGTTATTTATTAGTGCAAATCAAAAGTTCATAGAGGGAGAAACCATAACGGGTGGAACCTCTAGTGCCACGACTACTTTGGTAAAGTATAGAGCAAACCCTGTACAAAATATTCAACAACTTTTAGAATATCAAAATCCAGACAACACTGTAGATCATTTTCTCAATGCGTTTAGAGATTCATTCTTGGATTCAATACCTTTATCTCTCGCAGATGGTGTATCGAAAAGAAATTTAATTAAATCTATTCGAGACTTATATGCTGCAAAGGGAACATCAGAGGGGCACAAACTTTTCTTTAGAATTCTTTTAGGTCAAGAAGCCGAGATAGATTATCCATCAAAATACATGATGAGAATTAGTGATGGTAACTGGGCTACCCCTACAATTATCAGATGCACATCAGACTCCACTGGTGCGATCCCAGCAGACATGGCTGGTCAAACTATAACTGGCGCGTCATCTGGAACAACCGCGCAAATTATAGGAGTTCTCTCTTTCAACCAAGGCACAGATACGGTGGTCCAGTTTGCTTTAAGAGAGGATAGTATTGAAGGTTCTGGATTCTCTATATCAGAGACTTTTACAGGTCGTACTCTAAGCACTGAAACCACCATGCAATTTACTGTTCAAGGAATAGTAACAAGTGTCACCATAAATGATGGCGGTATTTTGTATAACGTGGGTGACGCGGTTAATATAGACTCTAATATTGGAAATGGACAAGCATCTGCTAAAGTTAGTTCCATCACTACAGGTTCAATTTCAGAAGTCGTAATAGAGGAACGTGGTGAAAATTATGCTATTGGAGATGCTCTAAAATTTACTGCTGACACAAATGAAACTGCTGTAGATGATGCGCGAGGATTTGTTTCTGTTGTTGGTGGACGAGTGTCGTCAGAAGATTCAACCGCAACAACTCCAACTTTTTTAACATTAGAAAATAATACAAATTCTCAATTTGTTAAAACAAAATTATTATTAGATGGAACATCCGTTGCTGATGCAGCAGTTGAGCCTTATGCAGTTTTCGGCACAGATAGAAGATATAGTGACAGCCGAACTTATTACTATCCATTGTATATCACGAGGGCAAGAGCAGAGGCAGCAAATACAACGACTGGTTTGGCACATGCTCATACTTTTGATCAATATCCTAACATAGTTTTTTATATGCCCAGTAATGATCAGAACCACGCAAAATCAACTTTTGACTCATCAAAGTATGACTTATTTGTAACGAGACAAAAAACAGTGGACTCTGGAAGTGAAATAGTTTTAGAGGATGGTTTCAAACTTCTTCAAGAAGAGGAGTTGCTTGCGTTAGACTCTTATGGCACAGACACAGATGGTATCATCTTAGAGTCAGGAACTTTTACAGTTGCCGAATCTACTGAAATCAATAGACTCTTTCTTGTTAGTGGTGGCGGCGGTTATACGAAATTACCAGCAGTCACAGTAACATCCACATCTGGTTCTGGTGGTGAAATCATTGCAAAAACTACAACTATAGGTGCGATTGAAGAAATCGAAGTTGTAGACAATGGGTTTAAATATAATGCTGGTGCGCCGACAGCATCTTTAAATACTAACTTAATTTTGCGAGATGTAGGAACATCATCATTTGGTGTGGGTAATACTTTACAGACACACACAGGTTCAGTTGTATCATATGAGAATGACACTCATAGACTAACAGTTGACACAACACCGACAAACAGACTTACTCTTGAACAAACAGGAACATTTAATGATGCTCTTAGACAAGAGAATATTGGATTTGCTGGGGTTGGTGAAGAGCAGCATGGCCCTGTCAATCAAAAATACAGTGTTCTTGATGAAGTTGATGATGGTATTCTTATCGACAATCATATAGAAAATGACATACAAATAAAATTAGAAAATGAAACAGGTCATTTACGGGCTGATGATTTTGAGGTAAGAGAGTATGAGCAAATTTCTCTAGAGCAAGATTTAGACTCTCCTGTTGATATCGGCATTGAACTTGAGGATAACTTATTTGTTAAAGAAGATGTTGATGGTAGAATATTATTGGACAGTCATAGAATACAACCTTTTAGACGAAGTGAAATAATAGAGTTTAATATAACGTTAGAAGATGCAACTGTCGGGACAAATGTTTTTGGTGAACAACAAACAGGTGATCTTTTGTTTGATAGAAGCATGGATGACGTTGGTGATGATATTCGGTTAGAAGATAATACGCCGGGTGTCGAACCATTCGGAACAAGACGTAACAATATTGAGCTTGAGGTTGCCACCGAAAGTGTAACTGGAATGGGTCGCCCTGCGCGATTGATTATGGACGGCAGTGGATTTAGTGAAGACGATAAGGTACAAGTAGAACGACATACTAATATTGAATTTGGTTTAAATCATAATGCAATTTTATTAGAGGACTCAGAGGACTCTCGTTTCAATTCTGGGAGTTACCTTATTCAAGAAAAAACAGGTAACGCAATTGTATTGAATACCAGTGGTGGAGTTGATAATGAATTAGACATTGGTGACAAATTGTTACAGCCTGTCATAGATCATTCTGAACCATCAAACTTCGGTCAATCAATCAAACATGGAAATACACCTGACTCAAGATTAGTTGGTGAGGGTTTAGATACATTCGTAACGGAGAGATCAAATCTTGATAGCCCGCCTGAACGCACAGAAGTTGACCGTATTGTATATGACGGTGCGATATTCAGTGGCGATGAAACTGATGGTTATGGATTTATCACGTTAGATGCGACTAATGCTCTTGGTGAAAATGCCGGAGACAGAGTGTTAAGCGAACAAGCAGGGTTCTTCATATTGATGGATGGTAATCCCACTGATCCAACTTTTGAGTCTGGTGATAAGATACTCGCAGAAGATGAAACACTGGGTGAACAAGTCGTTCTTGACGGGACAGATAATAGGTCTGCAAACGTCAACAGTGAAATTGTTATGGAAGATGCGTTCAATATCGTAGGGGATTCTATATTAGACTCTGCTGGTGCAAACGGAACAGTAATTAGTCAAGGTACAGCTTTGATAACAGTCAATGTTGGAACCACAACTAAACAAACTGGTAATTATATAAACACAGATAGTCTTATTAGTGAAGATATCATAAGAATTCAAGATTCATATTTTTATCAACAATTTTCTTATGAGGTAAAGGTTGGTTCAATCCTTTCTGATTATATCAATGAATTAAAAGCATCAGTTCACCCGACTGGTTTTATCCCTTTTGGTAAACTTGCTCTATCATCTCAAATATCTATGAAAGTTGGAACCACTGGAGAGAGCACCATTGATTACACTGGTGGCACCACATTTACTCCAGAGTTTGCATCTCTCTTTGGTCTTGTGTTTGATGAGACTTTGCGTATGCATCATGGTGAGGTGAGAGAAGGTGTTCTTTCTCCAGACGGTGGTAGTAGCATATTTGATTCGCTCTTACAAGAGAATGGGACTGCGATAGGAGATAAACTTTTAGAGGAGACTGATGGTGATGCGTTGCTGTTTGAGAGTGGATTTGAGATTGCAGTAGAAAATTCTCCACAACATAGTGACGGTGCGATTCTTTTAGATGCTGGTGTTGGTGGTTCAGTATTACTAGAAACTGCCCTTGGTGAAAATCCAAGGCAAAATAGATCAATCAGTCACATAACAAAACTATCAGTGAGGCCTGCGATAAAAGAAGTTCGCACTGCATACGGTGCGCCTTTGGCATCAGGTATTCCTAGTGGCTCTATATTCTTTGATAAACCAGCAATTCAATTAGAAAATGGTACAAGAGAAAAATTACCAGTAATTTCAAAAGATGTTCTTCTCCTTGATGGGACAGATGAGTTTTTCTCATTGAATGCCGGAGACAGAATAATTTATGAGGATACTCAAGATTTAAATATTGGCTCTGGAATTAAAATATCTGATCTTGCTAATCAATCAATATCTGATCTTGTTGAACTTGATACGGTTGGATTTATTGAAGGTCGTAGTGATGATGGAAATTATTCCCCTGTGCCAGAGGGGGGAATTGTATTTGAACAAAGTGCGGCATCTGATGAACTGGTGCTTGAAGATTTCTTGATGCTTATAACAGAAGATGGTGATAATATTAAATTAGAAGATTCTGTTGATACCATTGGCCACCTAATAGGTGAGGGTATTGGCGTTGGAGATAATAGCATCAACTTAGTTGTGGAAACAGGATTGCGTAAGGGTGATAAATTTATCACCGAAGGTAGTAAGATTGAGTTTGAAGATGATACCAATACTGGAAGTATACCAGATGGTAATTTTGGTAATAAAAATATTGCACAGTTTACGAGAGAAGCAAGAATAGAAAATGATAATCCAACAAATAGACTTGCGTTGCAGGATGATTTTAATTTAAATCTTTTCATAGGTCTTGAGGATGGAACAGGAAATATCGTACTTGATGGAACTTCTGCTCCATTGGATATCGAAGATAATATTTTGTTAGATGGAACTGATGCGGGTAAGAGTGATGAAGGGTCTGCACTTTTATTAGATAGAACTGATAGTGGTGGATCGGATGCTGGAGACAATGTTCTTTTAGACAGCTCAGGTGGTAGAGACTTAGGAGATAGAATACAATTAATGTCAACTAACGGAGAGTTTGTCCCAGGCAATGAGGGTGGGTTCTTTTTACTAAGTGGGACTGATGGAACATCAACTAACGCGGGTGATGAAATTATTCTTGAAAACGGGACACTTGAACACATAGATCAACAAAGTATAAATTTAAGTATTGGTCTTGCTGCAGAAACAGGTGGAACTCAATTACCAGTAGACGAAACGTCAGATGAGGAAGGTGTTGTAATTACAACCTTTGATTCTACCCTTGGAACGTTTGACTCTACACTAACAACTTTTGATGCGGCATAACCGTTATAAATAAGTTAAAAGAAGGATTTAAACATGGCATTTCAATCATTAGGAGTGGGAACAAACGCCAACGATGGTAGTGGTGATACTCTAAAGGCCGGTGGTGCAAAAATCAATGATAACTTCACCGAGATTTATACCAAGTTCGGTGATGCAAGTTCCCTGTCCAGTGGCATAAGTGCGACAGCAACTGTCGTTACATTAACCGCTCCGACAATAAATGGTGTGGTTGGTGGAACACAAACCTCTGCAACTATAACGACACTAGCAACAACCACTGTCAATGGTACAACGTTGAATGCTGGAACTTGTGCAGTTGCTGGGGGTTCAATAACAGATAGTTCTGGCGCGATTGACTTTGGTGATGAAAATCTATCCACCACAGGAACTTTTAGTTCTGGTAATTTAACATGTGGTTCAATAACCTCTACTGGTTCATCTATTGTATTTGAAGGCGCGACAGCAGATGCGTTTGAAACAACAGTTACAGTCGTAGACCCGACGGCCGATAGAACAATTACAATACCAAATGAAACAGGAACAATGTTAACCACTGGTGCGACAGGTGTGGTGACAGGTAATATGATGAAAAGTTCTTCAACGTTACTTATCGTTAATTCATCTGGTTCAACTTTAAAAACTATTATCGGTGCTGGTTCAGCGTCATAAATAAAGTAGGAAGAAAACATGGCTGCAATTATTACAGAAAAATTTAGACTTCATAACGCTGACCAGTTTGAAGAATCGTTCACTGAGTCTGCTAATAACACTTATTATTTCTTCATTGGAAAGGCGATGCCCTTCACCTCTGGAACAAGTGGTGGGTCTGACGCATCTCCCCCCACACCAACGGATGGTCCAACTGAAGAATTTTATGCCTGGGACTCCATGACCGCGGCTAAGAAAATTGCATCCACTAATGTTCAACGTGTTATACCAAGACGCAACTGGGCTAACGGTTCAACGTTTGATATGTATAAACCAGATTATAGTTCATCAAACACTGCGACCTCTGGTGCAGCTAACTTATTTGACTCAACGTTTTACTTCATGACTGCTGACTATAGAGTTTATAAAGTTTTAGATAATAATGGTGGCGCTGCATTTAGTGGAGCAGAACCAACTAGCACAACGACAGCTCCTTTTGCATCTGGTGGATATGTATTGCAGTATATGTATACACTTTCCAGTAGTCAAATTAATAACTTTTTAACATCAGACTTTATACCTGTCTCAACAGATTCAACAGTCAGCGCTGCAGCAACTGATGGTGCGATTGACTCTTTAGTTGTCACCGCCGGTTCGGGGTATACAAATGGAACATACTATGCAGCAGTCTATGGTGATGGGGCATCTCAAGGGACTTCCTCTGGTGCAGTTGTGAGAATTACAGTTGCCTCTAACGCTATTCAATCTTTTGGTTTAACTGCTGGTTCAGACACAACTATTCATTCTGCGGGCTCGGGGTATACTTTTGGAAAAGTTAACCTTTCATCAGGGTTTACATTTTCTGATTCAAGTCTTTCTACAGCATCCGCGATGGGTGGCTCTGGTGGTTCAATTGAGGTTGTAATAGGACCAAAAGGTGGTCATGGTTCTAACGCAGTAAAAGAACTTGGTGGACATTTTATTATGTTGGGTACGACTCTTAATGCTGCTGAAGGCGATGATGTTTCAACTGCAAATGATTTTCGTAACTTGGGTATTGTCAAAGACCCAAATTCTTTTGGAACAACATCAGTTGCTACGGATGCGACTGCCAGACTGACATACGCATTAAAACTCACTAGTGTGTCAGGAACCTTTGATGGCGACGAAAAAATCAGTCAAGCAAGCACTGGCGCGATTGGTAGGGTTGTTGAGTGGGATAGTTCTAATTCAATCTTGTATTACTCACAAGAAAGATTTGGAGACTATGGTGCAAACGGAACAAACGGTGGATACGTTGCATTCAGTGGTGCTAACGAAGTGACTGGTGCAACCTCTGGAGCAACAGGAACACCAGATGCAGCTGCAGATAGCGCGGTGACACTTGCTGGGGGGAATACGTTAACATTTTCGGACGGATACGCAAATCCAGAGTTAGCAGCAGACAGTGGTGATATCATATACATAGAAAATAGAAAACCTATCAGTAGATCATCAGACCAGATAGAAGATATCAAGGTAATCGTGGAGTTTTAATAAATGCCGCAAAAAACAAATTTAAATGTCGCACCATACTATGACGATTTTAATGAAGCTGACAATTTTGTACGAACATTATTTCGGCCAGGATTTGCGATACAAGCGAGAGAGTTAACGCAACTCCAGTCAGTTCTGCAAAATCAAATGGAGCAAGGATTTAGCCACTTGTTCACAGACGGGACTATGATTATTCCGGGCACGGTAACATATTCTGGTGGCAAAGATGCGTTAAGGTTTGTTAAACTACAACCAACAATTAGTGGGGAAACCGTTGAATTAGATCAGTTTGTTGACGCTGATAACCCTGTTATTATCACGGGTAAAACTTCTGGCATCAAATTCATGGTGATAAAGGTTGAAGCTGCAACATCCAGTGATCCGCCAACTTTATTTGGTCATTACGTTACAGGTAATCTTCAAGGTACGAAAGATTTTGATCCAGCCACCGACACAAGAAGTTTTCTTGCCAGAATAGGAGAAGTTCAGCCTCTTGACGCTGCAGGATATGATAAGTTTGTTGTCAATGAAGAATTGACAGCAAGCGTAGCAATTCAACATGGAAGCACTGCTTTTGCAATCGGTGATGTGTGTCTTAAAACAGCAGAGACAGAGGACCTGACCCGAAGCTCGGGTCAAGTTAGTGGACTCTCAGCTCTTGCAACCATTCGTGAAGGTATATATTTCACTAGAGGACATTTTGTACAAGTTCCTGACCAAACTATTATTGTTAAAAAATATGACAGTAACGGTATTAGTGTTAGAATTGGTTTAAGAGTTAAAGAAGAAATCGTAACCCCAGAAACAGATTCTACTTTACTAGACAACGCACAAGGGTCATCTAACTTTGCGGCGAAAGGTGCTCATAGATTAAAAATAACTTTAACTCTCACATCAATACCCCTTGGTTCTACAGATGACTCTGACTTTTATGAAATTATTAGAATTAAAGATGGTAAAACGGAAAAGTTTGCTAGAGAGACGGATTATTCAATCATTGAAGAGACACTTGCTCGTAGAACCTTTGATGAATCTGGTAACTACACAGTAAGACCATTCACTTTTCAAATAAAGGAATCAGTAGATGTTAGCGTAGGAGCAGAAAATTTCAGTGGTGCGTACAGAGTTGGTGTGACGACAGACAGAGGAAATGTTGCGTCAGACAATTTATTAGCGCTTCAAATATCCACGGGTAAAGCATACGTTAAAGGTTTTGAAATTGAAAAGATTGCTCCAACTGTTATTGATATTAATAAAGCAAGAAGCTTTGAGACTGTAAATGCTGGTGTCACTGCATTTGAAATCGGTAACTATGTAACAATCACAAATTTATTCAACACACCAGATGTTACTTTTATTAATGGTGAGACAACCGCATTTAAAGAAATACAATTATATGATACAGCAATCGTAACTAGAGGAGATGCATCAGGCACACAGATAGGTGTTGCTCGAGCAAGAACATATCAACATCAATCTGGTACGGCAGGTGATGAAGATGCTGTTTACCGTTTATATCTTTTCGATATTAGGCCATTTACCAGAATTACTTTATCCGATACTCCTAGCCCAACGATCACTTCTGTTTCTACTAATGGTGGTCAGAGGGTAACTGGCAATACGAGCGGTGCGACAGGATTTGTATTTGGTTCTGGAACTACAGGAACAAACCTTATTCTAACTAACGTTGCCGGTACTTTTCAGGCAGGAGAAAAACTTAAACTTTCAGATTCAGCTGAAACAGATCAGTTAATAGAAAACTCAAGTAATGCAGATTTAACTGTTGATAGAGTAGTAACATTTACGTTTGATCAAGTTCGGTCTGTTTATATGCAAGACCCAGACTCAGGTCAGGACTTTACTGCTGACATAGCACTTTCTTCAGTTCAGACTACAGCATCATTTATCGTTCTTGACGGAACAGACGCTAATGCTTCAGACTCAGAAGATAATATCATAACAGAACAAGAGGGTATCCCAGTTTCTTTGAACCCTGCTGCATCTGGGGGAACGGGTTCAACTGTAAAACAAGCAAAACTAGAAGAGGCAGAGAAAAACTTATCTTTGTTTAAGTTAGCAAAACGTCCAGTTAAGACCCTGTTGACTGCAACTAATAACGGAGTTAGTGATACTCAATTTACTATTCGTAAACAGTTTGTTGCAACCACAAACTCTTCTGGAGCCTTTACTATCTCTGCTGGTGCGAATGAAACTTTTGTGTCACATTCTGAAACTGACTATACCATATCTATTCTTACTGGCGGTACGGGCTCGGGAAAACAAGGTGATATAGTAAGTGCTTCGACAGGATTTTCTGGAGCAGGTTCGACAGCTTTGACAGTCACCAACAATGCTGTTTTTGGAACTGGTGCTAAACTAAAAATAATGGCAACCCTATTAAAAACATCAGTTATACAAAAAACAAAAACCACAAAACTGATGAAACAGTTGAAGGTTGTTTCGGGTGCAACAGACGCATTTGGAACAAGACCTTCAGATAAAGTTATATCGTTGGGTAGAGCGGATGCGTTCCGACTCATGGCAGTTTTTGAAGCGATTGATTCAAGCACTGATGCCGTTGCACCAACTATAAGCCTAACTGATGTTAATGGCACTTTTATTCGTGGGGAAAAGATCACGGGTGGAAGTTCTTCAGCAACCGCAAGAATCATCAATACTAACACACCACTAAGTTTAGTTTATACAACTGGAAACAAAACTTTTGTTGTGGGAGAAAAGATTACTGCCGAAAGTTCTGGAGCAACTGGTACAGTTGCCACCATCACTTTAGGGGATAAAAATATTACTGAAAACTTTCTATTTGACTCTGGTCAAAGAGATAACTTTTATGACATTTCTAGAATACATAGACGGCCTGGTGTTCCCGCTCCTGTCGGGAGACTTTTGGTTGTTTATGATTATCTTGAGCATAGTTCGGGTGATGTTCTCACAGTTGATTCTTACACTGACGTTGCCAATCAAATGGACTACGTTGATATTCCAACATACACTGCTACTAAGGTTGATCCAGATGCACCAGCACCAACTGGTGAGTTTCCTTTATATAATGTGTTTGACTTTAGACCAGCTGTCGAAGACGCAGCTGGAACCACCACTGATGTTTCTTTGGTTGATGAGGTCACAGGATACTCCTTAGATTTTTTCCATCGTCAGTATGATGGGACGGGTTCTTCACCAAATAATTTTTTAAAACCAGGCTCTCTTGTTCAGGCAGACTATGAATACTATTTACCGAAAAGAGCAGTTCTTGATCTTGACAAAGAGGGAGTTTTCAATTTAAATGAGGGTGAACCATCTGAAGCACCTGCTCTTCCACAGATGACAGATGGTGCGATGAAACTTGCTGAGTTATTCATACCGGCATATACTTTCAAGCCAACTGATGTTGTTCTTCGCAGAGAGAAGAACCAAAGATTTACCATGAAAGATATTGGTAAACTTCAAGACCGTATTGGTAACTTAGAATATTATACACACCTTTCTCTTCTCGAAAGAGATGCAGAAAGTTTTGAGATCACCGATGCAAACGGATTGAACAGATTTAAGTCTGGATTTATTGTTGATGCTTTCCAAGGTCATCGTCTTGGTGATGTGCAACACCCAGATTATAATTGTGCGATTGACCAAGAAAATAATGAGTTACGTCCTAAAACTAAAAATAAAAATGTTACTCTCATTGAAAAGTTCTCTACAGATTCAGAAAGAGCAAATTCTGGATATCAAAAGACAGGAGACTTGGTGACTCTACCCTACGATGAAATTGTTGCAAATGAACAAGTGTTCGCAACAAGACTTGAAAGAGTCACCCCTGTGCTTCTTTCACACTGGTCAGGTAATATTGAATTAAGCCCCTCTGGTGATAACTGGTTTGAAGTAGAGGTAGCACCTGACCTCATTATAAATCAAGAGGGTAACTTTGATACTGTTCTAGCAGCAAATAGAGATGCGATAGGAACAATTTGGAACGCATGGCAAACACAATGGTCAGGTGTTGTTCAGTCTTCATCAAATGCGTGGTGGAGTGGAAACACATTAATTCAAAGAACTACACAAACAGTCAGATCAGAACAACAAAGAACTGGTGTACAAACAGACGTTGTGGAAAAGATTGATTTAGAATCTTTAGGAACTAGAGTTATATCCAGAGCGATGCTTCCTTTCTGTCGTGCAAATTCTATTTCCTTTACCGGCACAGACTTTTTACCTAATACACAACTTTATCCATTTTTTGACCGTCAAGATGTTTCACAGTTTACAAAACCAGCCGAGGGATTTTCTACAAGTGATGCGAGTTTGATTTTTGGTGATGCTTTAATTTCTAGTCCTTCGGGTAAAATTCAAGGAACGTTTGATATTCCTGATCCTAAAGTTGCGGGAAATCCTCAGTTTAGAACTGGAGAGGTAAACTTCCGTCTCACATCGAGTCCGACTAACATTACATCAAAGGACCCTTTAACGGCGGGAGAAGCAACTTACTTTGCGGCAGGTGTTCTTGAAACTGAACAAGAAACTATTCTTGCAACAAGAAATGCTGAGGTCGTTAGAAGAGATGTTACAGATAACACGGTTATTTTTTCTAATATCATTGATCAACGAGCAATTGAAACAAGAAGTCCGCCCCAACCGCCCCCGGCCGAAAATTTCGATGGAGATGCCGGCGATGATGGTGACGATGGTGGTGATGGTGATCCACTTGCACAGACTTTTATGGTTGATGAACCCGGCGGAATATTCCTTACCAGTTGTGATGTTTTCTTTCAAGCAAGAGATGAGATTTTACCAGTGACTTTAGAGATTAGAAATGTCATCAATGGATATCCTGGCCCAAAGATCATGCCTTTTGCAAGAGTGGTTAAGGAACCATCAGAGATAAATTTATCAGAGGACGCACAAACAGCGACCAATTTTAGATTTAGATCGCCGGTATATCTTCAACAAGGATTTGAATACTGTATTTGTCTTTTATCGAACTCTCCAGTGTACAAGGTCTGGATTGCTCGGATGGGAGAGACAGAACTTCAATCCACTTTAACAGAGACACAAGTTGGTGGAACGGCAACGGCTGCAAGTAATCAGTTATTTGCTGAAAGAACTGTATCTGAACAACCTGCTATGGGTGTTCTATTTAAATCACACAATAACAGAACTTGGGCACCATCTTTGTTAGAGGACTTGAAATACACTTTAAACAGAGCATCTTTCAATGCTTTCAGTGGAACCTTCCCTGTGGTGAACCAAGAAAACCCTGTTAAACTACTTGAGAAAAATCCTCTTATTTTCCAAGACGGGAGTAACGTTGTTCAAGTTAAACACAGAGATCACCAGATGTATTCAACATCTAACAATGTCACAATTGATAACGTTAAATCTGGTGCATCAACAACTCTCGCGTCTGCGATTACAAATGACGCGACTTCTATCACATTATCTGATGGAACAGACTTCGATGACACAACTGGAAAGTTCTCTAGAGATGGGTCAAACACATATTTCATAAAAATTGATGACGAGATTATTACCTATCAAACAATTTCAGGCGCAGCAATTACCAGTGCAACGAGAGGGACGAATGGAACTGCTGCAGCTGCACACGCAGCAGGCGCAACAGTTGAGTTATACATGTTGCATAAAATTCCGTTCACAGAAATTAATAAAACACATACAGCTCTCGGTAATATTGGAATTGATGATTACACTATTACTATTACAACATCTGCTGTGATTGATGGGACGGGTGTTACAAGAGCACAAAACGGTGAAACAGAAGTTACGGCAACGGAAAATATTTTGTTTGATCTCGCACAGTACGCAATTTCAAATATGACAGTCAGTGGGACAAAAATTGTTGCTACCAAACAAAATACCACCGCAACAAGTCCTAGTGGTTCTCAAACTTCATTTGTTAAAACAGCTGCGTCACAGGCTCAGGTGATCCCATTAAATGAAAACGTATATTATGAGTTCCCACAACTTGCGGCATCAGCGATCAATGAAACAAATGAGATGGCTGGTGAAAAGTCAATGGAGATTAATTTGAGTTTGCAAACAGACTTTGAGAACGTATCACCTGTGGTTGATACGGAGAGAATGACTGTATATGCAATCGCAAACAGAGTCAATAAGGTTGATTCTTCATCTGATGTGTTCCCGTCTTCGGAGTATGTTCCATCAACAGAACCAGATGGTGACAATAATGAAGCAGTTTATTGCACTAAGAAAGCAACTCTTGCACAAGCAGCAACTTCACTGAAGGTATTCTTTGCTGCGAACAGAGATAACGAAGCACAGATTAAGGTATTATATAAAATACTACGGTCTGACGATGCAGCTGATTTTGATGAATTAGGGTGGCGATTCTTTAATGATGGTGAAGCGATACCTGGCTTACCAGATACCGTTACTAACCCATCACTTGGTAGAGATGACTTCCAAGAGTATTTGTACACTGCTGGTGTAACTGATGATGGTATCGGTGATCCTCTTGATCCATTCATTGCATTTGCGATTAAGATAGTTATGCAAACATCTAACTCTGCTGAACCACCAAGAATTAAAGACTTTAGAGCAATGGCATTGGCGACATAAAATGGATGATTTTATAAGGGTTAAAGACTCACCTCATTTATCTAGAGATCAACACTCTCAAGCAATTGTTAACACAGACACAACTGCGTATGAAAGAGCAATAAGAAAAGCAAAAGCTGCTCAAGCACAGAGAGATGAATTAAGGGAAGCGTCAAGAGAGATAAATACTCTAAAGTGTGAGATGCACGAAATAAAAAGTTTGTTACAACAACTAGTGAGTAAACAATAATGGCAACAGTTACAGCATCATCAGTAGGAACGGGTGACTCACTCGAAACATTTCGTCAACAATTCAATAGTTTGCGCTCGGATGTTAGTGGATTGTCTTTTGACAGCACCATTATATTTGAGGGTGCGACTGCAAATGATTTTGAGACAACCTTTTCTGTTACTGATCCAACTGCTGATCGTACTATCACGTTTCCTGATAAAACAGATACCGTGGCTCTTCTCAGTGACCTTGGAGATAAAGTTTTATTAAACGCGACAGATTCATCTGGTACAGATGCCGGAGATTCTAACGCAAATGACAAAGTTCTTTTCGAGGATGCGACTGGTGATCATTTAGAGAATCCTGCTGTTCGTGTCGAGGTTGATGTTCTTTTAGAAACCTCAACCTTCGCAAAAGCTGACTTTCTTTTAGATGAGCGTGATGGTGATAGGATAGAATATGAAAGTGCAACGAATGATGTTCTATTAGGTGCGTTATTTCTTCCACCAGCTGGTGGTGGTCCACAGTTTATCATGCCCACTAGTGACGGCGTTGCAAATCAGATTTTAGGAACAGATGGTTCTGGTAACCTCTCTTTCATTAACCAATCTGCGGGATTGTCACTAAACAATGACGGGAACAATAGGGTAATCACCGCAACGGGGGCTAACTCTGGTAACGGTGAGGCTAACCTTTTATTTGATGGGTCAACTCTTACGGTCACAGGAAATATCACCGTTCCTGATGATGGTGACATTGGTTCAGTCAGCGCGACAGATGCGATACAAATTTCTTCTGGTGGTATTGTAACTTTCAAAGATGATATAAAAATTAAAGACGGCGGGACGATAGGAACTGCTTCCGATGCAGACGCTATAACGATTGCAGCAGCTGGCGCGGTAACTTTCAGTCAAAGAGATGTTCATAGTAGTGGTATCACTATCGCAGACGGTGGTCAAATTGGTTCTGCAAGTGACCTTAACGCTATAACAATATCCTCTGGTGGTGTTGTTGCAATCACAGCAACAACTGCAAACACAAGTGCATCAGATGGAGCATTGACTGTTGCCGGTGGTGCGGGTATCGCAGCAGACTTATCAGTCGGCGATGATTTAAGACTTATTTCTGATGACGCGGTTTTATCCTTCGGTGCTGATAGTGAGATTGCTTTAACACACAATCATAATGTCGGTTTGAAAATTACATCTACTGCTAACGCACCTCTCTCTCGCAGAAGTGAAGATGTATTCATTGTGCTAAATGGAACGGATGCATCATCCTCTAACGCTGGTGATAATATTATTATAGAAGATGGTGGCACAGACGGAAGCGGTACAAATGCTGGCGATGATATTCTTGGTGAGGACGAAGTGTTCCTCATGGCAAACATGCAAAGAAACGTTATTGAAATTCGTGATTCTGGTGGAGCGTTATTGAACTCTGTTGCTGGATTTGCGCCAGGAGCAGCGTAATGGCAGTTAGAAATCCTTTATACACCGTTAATGGTGATCTGTTTCAAATGAGCACGGGTGAGATTAATGAGTGGAGAGAGATGACTCAATTTCAATACTCACAAAATCCAACGGCAGTTCTAACTGTGGTTTCAGATAGTGGTGCAAATATTGATGGTATGGCAGATACCAGATTACAAGCTGGTGCAACCTCTCAAGATAGTACCTCTTTTGTTGCAGAAACATCAACAGCAGAGCCCAGCACTGTTACGGTTAACTTTGATAAGATTAACTTTGCGTACACGGCCACAGGTAGTATTAGTCAAACCACAGATACTGGCACAAGTTATCCTGTGTATTATGATGACAGCACGGGTTCTATTCGGTCAATGACTTTAACTGATCTATTGGATACTTTTATTCATCCTCAAGTTGACAATATGATTTCTGGAACTGAATCTAACTCAACAGCAGGGACGTATACAATACACACTGCAACCACGTTGTCTGGTTATACAGAGGTATCTGGGGCAAACACAGCAGTTTTTATTGATACTAGAGCAGACACTTCAGCATATACGGCATCTGGTATTCCAGAAACACTGGACCAACCAACAACAGTTCAAAATTATTATTTGATGAGAAGAGATGGTGTTGATCCTGGCGCACCTTCTCGCACACCACTGTTTATTAATAGTAGTAATAATTTACAAGAGTTCACTGCTAGCACCATCAATACTTTACTAGGTGAGTGGTTAAGATTTACAGCCGCACATTCCACAGATGGGTTTAAGGTGACATTCTCTGTTGGAACATCTGGCAGCGGCAACACCCGTGGGTCAACAATGACAGATACTAAGTTGGATGGTTCGGGTAATTATCAAACTTTCCAATCTGGTGATGATTATAGATCACAGGAATTTCCGAATGGCTCTGCTGCAACTATCAACTCATATAATCTAAGAATAAATAAGACCTAAATAAGTGTAGGAGAATGCATTATGGCATATGAAGGTAAAGAGACTGACGCATACTTTGCAGATGGAACACCAAAGTTTCCGTTTGTTGGCCAGGTGGTGGAAGCATACTACACTGATCCAGACTTAAAACATATTTGTATTGTTTATAATTACAAAGTTCCAGAGGATGGTGTTCATACAGACGCACAAGGAAATCCTAATGGTGGAAAAACTGCGACCACAGTTTATAACATTGAGATTGAAAGTAGCACAGAACCTCGTTTACTTGCTTTACTAGAAGAGTTTAGTTGGGAGTCTATTGATGAATGCACTCGCTCTAGACATGAAAAACACAGACAAGAATTTAGAGATGCATTTCACCGTTATGCCACACAGAATAATATGTATGGTCATGGTATGGATACAAACTTTGATCAGGATGAAGTGCAAGGAAGTTTAAATCTTATATTTGAGTTTGATCCAGAGGACACGGAGCAAAAAGAAGAGTTATTTAAATTGAAATTAAAAATGTTTGAGAATGAAGTGGTGAAGAGTAGTAGAAAAAGAAAAGCAAAAACTGAAATTCGTAAAGCGGAGACTCCTATTCAAGCACTTAAAGCGTATGCCTCATTCTTCTAATCTAGGAGTTTGTTATGATTGTTTTGGGTATGTCCGAGGGATATCATGATGCTGGGCTATGCATTATAGAAGATAATAAAATACTACATGCCTCTCAATCGGAGAGATACAGTGGTATTAAAAACGACTCTAAATTACACCATTTACAATTTCCTAAATCAGAAAGATATCAACCAGACGTAACAGCATTTTACGAAAAACCTTTTCGTAAAAATCTTAGACGTTTGTATGCCGGTCAGTCATGGCAAAAATCATCTCGCAAATGTGATCACTATTTTGGTCACCATGAGTCACACGCTGCAGCTGGATATTACACATCCTCTTTTGATGACTGTAACATTCTGGTTATTGATGCAATCGGTGAGTGGGATACCATTTCAATATGGGAAGCAACCACAGAGAAAAAACATTTAGGTCATGTAACTCACAAACTGAAGAAAATAAAGTCTTGGAAATATCCCTATTCTCTTGGACTTCTATATTCTGCGATTACGCAATACATTGGTTTTAAACCTAGTGAAGAAGAATATATCACTATGGGTATGGCAGCTTTTGGTGAACCAATTCACGATTTAGAGTTTTTACTTTTTGAAAATAACCATACTGGAGTGAATTTAAATTTCAAAGCTCGTAGAGAAGACCTTGCTGCATCCGTTCAGGCTTTATATGAGAAAGAACTTCTTAAATTGGTAGAGATGTGTCCACATGAAAACTTAGTGTTGATGGGCGGATGTGCGTTAAATTGTGTTGCAAATTCAAAGATAAAAGGAAAAAACATTTGGATTATGCCTGCTGCAAATGACGCGGGAAGTTCATTAGGGGCGGCCGCCTTGGTTAGAAAAAGAAAACTAAAGTGGGATGGTCCGTATCTTGGTCATCAAATTTTAGGGCGTCCTGATGTAAGTGATATAGTATCTAAATTAATTGATGGTGAGATTGTTGGTGTTGCACATGGGAAAGCAGAATTTGGTCCAAGGGCTCTAGGTAACCGTTCACTTCTTGCTGATCCTAGAGATGACTCTATGAAAGACAAGGTGAACGAAATTAAGAGAAGACAAAAGTTTCGTCCGTTTGCCCCTGCGATATTAGAGGAGTATGCAGATGAATACTTTGAGGGGCCGATGAACGAGCATATGCAGTTTGTCGCAAAAGCAAAACATGATTATAGTTCAGTTACACATATTGATGGCACGGCCAGAGTACAAGTGGTCAGAAAAAATTGTGGGTCAATCATCAGAGATATTTTAGAGGAGTGGTACGAATGCACTGGTTGCCCAATGCTTCTTAATACATCTTTAAATATTAGAGGTAAACCAATGGTCAACACTGTTGATGATGCAAAAGAATTTGAGAAAAAATATAATGTTCAAGTCTTCTAAGAAAAAGTTAATTGCTTCTGGTTGTAGTTTTACTGATAGTGTGTATACTTTTAGTCATGGATTTCCTGTGTGGCCAGATATTCTTGGTGAGATGCTTGACATGGAAGTTATTAACTTAGGTACATCTGCTCAAGGCAATGAATGTATTTACAGCATGATACTTGATTGTTTGACTAAAGAAGATAATGTGGGCCTAGTCATTCCTATGTGGTCAGAGAATAGTCGCATGGATTTTGAGGTTCCTCATAGAAAGGACAAAAGAAGAACAAGACCACATATTAAAGAGTGGGATAATATTCAAACTATAAGAGAGATTCAAGCCTTTTGGAAAAATGTAGTTTCAGATTGTCTAAACGAACATAATTTTGTTGATATGTATGCAAGAACTAAAAGAAGTATGAGATTTATGTACTCTTTTCAAGAAGTAATGAAAAGTAAAAATATAAATTATTTACAGATTGTGGGGTGTGGTCTTGAACCAGCGATGTATGAAAATAAATTAGGTAAACTTGTTTTAGACAATATATATTTTGATTTGATAGATGAAAAATATTTTGTGGGTTGGCCAATGGTTAGCTCAATAGGTGGTAATAATGTTAATGATTTTTTAACAAAACTTGATAAAACAAGAATGAAAAATATAATTGACGGCCGTCGTGTGTATAAGGAAGAGGGCGATAAACTGGTGGAAACTCTTAAAGATTCCCACCCCAACAAGTTAGGTCACGAACAAATAGCAGAGATATTGTACAATGCGTATAAAGAAATTTATGAGGTATCTTAAATTATATCTAAATATTTTTACTAGTAAATTTAGAACATGTGAAAGAACAAACTTTATATATGAGAGGGAAGATGAATAATACAATATTATGCGTTAAGTGGGGTGACAAGTATGGCCGGGAGTACGTTGAAAAATTAAAAGAACAATGTGAAACATTTTGTTCAGTTCCTTTCAATTTTTACTGCCTGACAGACAATCCAACAGAGGATTATGATATTCAGCTTCCAACAGATTGGGATCAATATGAGGGTAAGCATAGTCGTTATAGAAATAAACTAGCACCATCAAACATGTGGGCATATAGAAAACTTTATATGTTTAAGATAACTCAAAGAACACAAGGACGCGGTGGATACAATCAGTCAGACATTGATTTCAAAAAGATTGAGGGTGACAAGTTTTTATACCTTGACCTAGACGTTATAATACATAAAGATTTAAAATATTTCTTTGACCTAGATATGGAGCGACCTTGGATTGTTCGTGGTTGGTGGAATGACATAAACGAGTGTCGCAAAAATTATGCGGCAATGAAATCAACACCAATCAACTCGTCCGTTATTAGATGGGACAGAGGGCAGCTTATAAAGATATACTCTCACATTGTTAATAATTTAGACGTACTATTTTTCACATATCCAACTATTGATAATTATCTAAATCATTTTTGGTACAACATGTGGCACGATGACAAGTCTCTTTTTTCAGTTTTTCCAGAGGGAGACATTTATTCCTATTATAGAGGGAATATCTGGCCAGATGATTTAGATGAGAAAAAAATAAGAACATCTAATAAAATTTGTTTGTTTAATAATAGTGCAGACACTAATGATGTTGAGGAGTTAAAATCGTTATGGTAATTTTTGGAGAGGATGGTTATAACTTGCATTTACAATTTACACCAGATTTAGCAAATGATTGGAAGAACGCGATGTTCGCTGGTATGTTGTCTTCCGATGAACTTACCACAGGGAACCATCAATACTTACTACAAAGAGTTTTAGATTCTATGAACGCATCCCAGTTAGAGAGTAAGATGTGGTTAGTGCAAACACTTGTGGAGTTAAAAATAAAACCTAAAAGAGTTGCTTTACTTGCTGGATGGTTTGGACAATATATTGTGCCTTTGATGTTTGATACGTTCAAAACGTGTGAATGGATCGAAAACTTTGAGATAGATTATGATGTTGCACCTATAAGTTATAAGTTCAACAAGAGGTACAAAGATAAAGACATGTACAAAATAAACATGAGAAACATCATGACAAAACCAATGAGAATGAAACCTAATCCCAATCTACCTGTAGAGCCAGAGGATATTTTTGATTTGGTAATTAATTGTGCATGTGAACATATGTTCCCTATGTGGAAGTTTAGAGACATGAACGAAAAATATCATGGCCGTCCGTTGTATGTTTTACAATCTTCAAATGCGACTCAACATGACGATCATATAAATTGTGTCGAGTCTGAGGATGAATTAATTGAACAGGCAAGGATGGTAAACGTATTGTACTCTGGTTCAAAGATACTTCCAAATAAGAGCACAAGATTTATGGTAATAGGTCAATGACCCCTGTAGAGTGGGCAAGAAAAAATGATGTATGGTATCTAAAGATTGATTTAGAAATACCAGAGATTATCATAAAAGAGGCACAAGCGGTATATGATGAGGGTTTCTTTGTTCCACACCGTCTACAAGATGGAGATGAGTGGTGGTCTGCTGCGATACATGGGTTTGTACATGAGGATGAAATTGATACATCTTTAGGTTGGAGAAACACTATGAATCCAGATGGTCATGGATATAGTGAGGATACTGTAAAATGGGGGTGGACTGAAGTTGCTGAGGTTGCTCCAGAGATGAAGAGGTGGTTAGAGGACTTTCCACATAAACACTACAGACGTTGTAGGTTCATGTTGATAAAACCAGGCGGTAGTATAACTGCACATCATGACGCGGGAGAGAATAGAATAAATTCTGGTAGGCAAAGAAGTTTAGCAGCAGCTATTAACTTAGCAATATATCAACCAGAAAATTGTTATTTGAGAAGAGTTGACACAAAAGAGGAATTACCATTTGAAAACTGCACTGGTTTCTGGTTTGACAATGGGGTCACCCATGAGGCACTGAATAGCTCAGATGAAAATCGTTTCCATTTCATTGTTCATGGTGGATCAAACAAAGAAAGAGTTGAGTTGATGAAAAGGTCAATGGTAAAACAGTTTGGTATTGGTGTGCTTAAAGAGCTATCCCATGACTAAATTAAAAGATTTAAAATGGTTCTGTCCTCAACCATTTACTAATTATGTTTTGTATAGAGATTTAGCACCGTCATCTTGTTGTGTATTGAAAGAGTGGCCACGAAATAAAATAAAACGAAAATACAAAACAAATGATCCCAGAAAACTACACAATGAAGCTGAATACGCAGATTTTAGAAAAGAGTTTTTGAACGGTGGTGGTCCACTAATAAAGAAACATTGTCAAGTATGCATCGAGCAAGAAAAACATTCGGGCGAAAGTCATCGAAAAGTTTATCTTGAAAAGTTCATAGGGGAGTATGGTGAGTATAATCAGTATCTAGAAGATTTAGAGAACTACATTGATACAGATATGACAAAACCTCATATCTTAACTATGGAGTATGTTGCACCAAATAATTTTTGTAATCTAAGATGTAACATGTGTGGGCCTGGAAACTCCTCATCCTTGGCAAAGGAAAATATAGATATTGGATTAACTAATATATTTCAGATGGAAAAATATAAAAATAATCCTTTGCAAAAAATAAAAGACAACGTAGAAAAATATGATGATATTCTTATTAATCTGGCTGAATTAAAATTAGTAGGTGGAGAAACGTTAGCAATAAAAAATAATTACGACATGATGCAACGAACCATAGACTTGGGCGTAAGTAAAAATATAGTGCTGAAGATTACCACAAACGGCACCCTGACTCCCAAGTTCGATGGTAAAGATATATTTCATTACATCCCATATTTTAGAAGATGCTCTATGACGGTATCCATAGAATTTTGGGGTGAGAGAAATAATTATCTAAGGTTCCCATCAAAATGGGATGTGATAATAAACAATGCTAAAAGATTTGTTGAGTGTCCAAATACAAATGTAACGTTTGCAGCTACAGTAAACGCATTGAACATAGGATACATGCCTGAAATTTCATGTGGTGTTAAGGAGTTAATGAGTGAGTGTGATGAGCCGTCAGTAAATTTAAAAGAAACTTTTTCATTTCCTAAATGGTCATGGGCTTCTGGAAGTTTAGTGTGGGGTGAGGGAAACGAGTATGCAGTGACAGCTTTACCATTGGACATTCGTGAGCAATACATGGAAAAATATTTTGACTTTGGGTCGAAGATAATAGAGGATCATAATCATTTTCAAAAGTTGTATGCGTATATGGAAGAGATGCCCTTCGATGAAAAATTACACAAAGAGATGATGACAAATATTCAATTGAGAGATAAACACAGAGGAACTTGTTTGGTTGATATGTTTCCAGAGTGGGAGCCATACTATGAAAAACTTTGATGAATTCAAACATTTGTGGACTAACAATCAAACTAGAAATAGAATTAAATACCCGCACTTAATTTTTATAGTAGTATATCCTGATAAGCTTGAGTGGGATTTTGGTGTGGAGAAACAAACACAAACCACCTGTCTACAAATTTCTGGTGGAATGACTGGCGCGGGTACAGGCCATGATGTTAAACTGATGTATCAAAGTGAGTTGCATGATTTTTTAAAAACATGCACACAAACTCATGCGATGATTACAACTGTTGGTATGGTGTTTGAATTGACTGCAACCAAAACATCTATAATGGAGTTTCATGATTTTTCCAAAAGTGATAAGTTTTGCAAAGCACACATCATGGCAAAACCTAATGAGCCTGCGTGGTTGCACCATCAGCATATTGAATTAAATATAAACATGTGGAAAGAGTTGGGTTGTCCTAATTTATTTACGAAAAAAATATGGAAAGATTATACAAGGTCAAAACAAAACTACCATGATGACTACACACCATTTTGGTTAGACCCCAAGGGATTGCCTCGTATTCATAATTTTACTGTTGATGAAAGAAGAAATAAAGCGTTTAGTTATGGACATATGAAAGAACGCAGAGAACTTCATAATCAAACATGGTCAAAAATTAAACTAGGAAAACTTGATGAGGTAGATCGTGAGGATAATTATTTTAGTAGATTTATGACTCGTATGAGAGAGACATACTATATCACAAACAATGAGGGTTCAAGTGCGTTCCCTGATTGTAAATTTGATTTAATTATAACACCGACTGCTGGTTATACAGGAGAGTTACTGTCAGACGGTTTAGACTTTGATGGAGAAATTATATTTTATGATTATACAAAACAAAACATAGATATCAAACGAACCATAGTTGAGATGAACATGTCTTCAACGGATTTGAAATATTATGTGAAACAGTCCAAAGCTAATTTTGATACAGGACTGTCATGGGATAAAATAGATTCTCTTGTAGAAACACAATCAAAAATGTTGGAAAAATATGACATAGATTATTGGGTGATGAATCTTATAAAACCTGATTATGACAAACTTCTAGAAAAAGTTAAGGGTAAAAAGGTGTATTTCAACGCAAGTAATATATTTAGCTATCACATGTCTCATGCAGTATACACTTGGGATGAATTGATAGCATCTTATAATAAATTGCACCATATTTTGTCCCATGCCAAATCATATTATTTTAGAGGTTCCAATCCCAATAAAAGATGGGAATATATCAATAAATAATATCATGTTAAAGTTAGGTAATAAGTATGAAGAGCTAAACGAAAAGTATGATTGTAACGGTCATTACGAGAAAAAACTTGACGAAAATTTTCTTGAGTTTACTTTGGAAGAGTTGGGTATGCCTTCAGCAGAAAAGTTGTATGAGCAAACACTAAAAATAGTTGACGAGATTGGTGGTATAAAAGGGTGGCAGAGAGACAACAAAGAGTCTGAAAAATACAAGGGGTTTAGTATTTGTATAAATCCAAACGGGGATGATCATCTACAAAGTCCATACGCAAGTCTTGGTCATCCAAAACTAAACTGGGCGTATGGTAGATTATCTAACCCTAATCCACCTTGGCAACATGATAGAGATACCTATTATGACACTTATGGATTTTCTACAGTTCATCCAGTGGTAGAAAAACACTATGGTGAGTTTCTAAATTGTGTGGATTTATTACCAACTAGATCAAGAGTGATGTGGGCATATCCTGGCCATGAACAGAAATGGCATGTGGATGAAATTTCTCACACCGCGTTTAGGTTTAATATACCACTCGTCACAGAACCCTCATATGTGTTAGAAATTGATGGGGCAGACGATTGGGGTAATACACTGCAAATGACAAAACATTTAGAGGTTGGCAAAGCATATTTCTGGAACACAAAAATACAACACAGGGTCAGGGAAACTGGCGGTGCGAAAGAACCAAGAGTTCATATCGTTGTTGGTTTCATACCTTGGTTTGAGAAAGATGGAGATGATTGGAAACCTAATAAATATTTTGGTATACAACCCATAGATATGATAAGATCAAAAATGATCTTTCCTTATGCGCCATGAAAATATTTGCAGTTAGAATAGGTGATAAGTACGGACCAGAGTATGAAACGTATCTAGAGAAAAAACTTTCAGATTACGAGATGGTTTGGATACGAGAGCCATATGTATCTACAGTTGCTTTACAATGGAACAAGATGTGGGCAATGCAATTAGATATTGATGAACCGATTTGCATAATGGATATTGATGTTCTTTTAGTCAACGACTACAAAAAAGTTTTTGAGTATCCTGTCGAGCGTGGTCAGTTTGTTGCTATGCCTGGTTGGTGGAGAGATACAAAAAAAGAAGGATATTCTATAAACGGTGGATTTTTCAAATATCATCCAAAGGACTGTAAATATATCTACGATAAATTTATGTCGGATGTTAATGGGTGGCAACAATATTATATTAATAACGGAGTGACAAATGGGCCGGTAAATGGAGAACAGTATTTTGTGGAAGACTCTGTTAAAGAGAGACTTGAACTTATCACGTTACCTAATGAGTGGTTTACACGTTGGGTCACTGGGACAGATATAAATTATGGAAAGAGCATGTTTAAATGGAACGTGCAATTGACAAGAAAGTACAGAGAGCTTACAGGGAATGAATATGTTTGTTTGGGGGATGAGTTTCATCCAGATATAAAATTTGTTCATTTTACACACCGAATGAATAAACCGCACGAATGGGAACACTATGCAGACAACATTTGATTTTGTAGAAGAGATTAGTTTCGAGGAAATCAAAGAGGTGTGGGAGAAAGAGTTGTGGCCAAATAAGAAGAATGGGGTTGCAAAAGCAAATGAGTGGACATGGTATTGGTTACAAAAAGAACTTGGTAAAGATAAACAAATGTCAAAGGATGCGGAGCCCACGTTTGTTGGTATTAGGTCTAATGATGAATTAGTTGCTGTAAATAGTTGTTACTATAGTAACTCAAAAGGTATATTTAATTATTGGAGATCAAGAGGATTGTGGGTTCACCCAAATTTTAGAGGACAGAAATATTCTTCAGTCATACTCACTTGGTGCTTAGAACACGCAAAACTAAAAGGCGGTCACTGGATGTGGACAGTCCCTAGACAAAGTGCAATGCCTGCTTATAAAAGTGTGGGGTTCACTCAAGAGTCAGATTGGTTTGATGATGGTCAGTTTGGTCCTAACTGTATCGCATCCAAATACTTATAAATAGAGTATAAAGGAGTTATGACATGGCAGTTCCCTCAACAAAGGCAACTCTGAAGTCATATTGTCTTAGAGCATTGGGTAGTGGGGTTATTGACATAAACGTGTCTGATGACCAAATTGACGATAGACTTGACGAGGCTCTTCAATACTTTGCAGAATATCATTATGATGGTGTGGAAAGAATGTATCTTAAACACAAGATCACATCTGATGATATCAGTAGAGCAACAACTGATGCATCAGAGGTTGCCACAGATACCGCTGATAATTCTGTCACTGCGACATGGTTAGAGGGTAAAGGTTTTATCCCTGTGCCTGAAGCTGTAATATCTGTGGTGAGTGTGTTTCCTTTTACAGACAGCACAACCGCAAACATGTTTGACCTTAGATATCAATTACGTCTAAATGACCTTTATGATTTTTCCTCAACGTCAATCATGGAATATGAGATGACACTGAAACACCTAGATTTCTTGGAGCATGTTTTGGTTGGAGAAGTTCCTATCAGATTTAGTCAACACCAACAGAGACTTTATTTAGATATGGATTGGAACAATGATATTAAAGTGGACGAGTTTATAATTATTGAGTGTTACAGAAAACTTGACCCAACAACATACACAGATGTTTTCAACGACATGTATCTAAAGAGATATGCAACCGCGTTGATAAAAAGACAGTGGGGTGCTAACCTTTCCAAATTCAACGGTGTGTCTATGTTAGGTGGTGTTACTATGAATGGGGGAGACATTTACTCACAGGCTCAAGAGGAACTAGAAAAATTAGAAGAACAAATTCAACTCGCATTTGAGTTACCAGTAAACTACATGATAGGATAACTTTATGGCCGTTAACTCAATATTTCACACCAATAATAGAACTGCGATTGCAACAGAACAAAACTTGTATCGTGACTTAGTTGCAGAAGCTATTCAAATATATGGTCATGACGTTCACTATGTTGATAGAACCTTAACTGCTGAGGATACTGTTTTTGGTGAAGACGCGCTATCTAAGTTTAGAAACTCTGCAAAAATAGAGATGTATGTGGAAAACGCAGAGGGTGGATATCAAGGTGAAAAAGAATTAATGAATAAGTTTGGGTTGCAAGACCTAAGTGAACTGACATTTGTCGTTGCAAAACACAGGTTTCAAGAATTAACGAAACAGTTTACTATTGAAGATGGGACAGATACAACTGGCGGTTCAATATTATTAGAAGACGACACGGTAGATCAAACAGGTAATGCGATTGTTTTTGAAGGGACTGATTTTTATCTTCTCAATGAAACTGATGCGACAGATTCAGATAGGCCTTTAGAAGGGGATTTAATTTTTCACCCTGTTCTTAAAAAATTATTTGAGGTGAACTTTGTAGATCATGATGAACCATTTCATCAACTTGATAATAATCCAGTGTTTAAATTACAATGTCGCACATTTGATT